GTTTTTAGGCGTGTCATTTACTACTTCAAAGGCTGCTTTGGTGAAGTTATTTTCATATAAGGGTAAATGGTTCTGTTTTTCCCACCAACCATCGGTACGGTAAAAATCAGGCAGGTTAATATCAAGTTCACGGTGATAATAATCACGCACCACGCTATAACAGTCTTGCACGCCATGATGATACTCACGCCCCAAAAGCGGTGATTGATACGCTTTGGGCTTATGGCGTTTGATATCAAAGTACTCTTTGCCATCAGCGTGGTAACCAAAACCACAAATCACCCAATCTGCCCCATGTATGCTCATTTGCACCCTATCCACTTCGGACGGCTCGGCATTGCCATCTGGGTGGCTGTGAACGATGGCTTGTATTTCGCCTTTTTCCTCCATTTCAATCATGTCAAGGTGGTCTATCTCAAAATGCTCATAAGGATTTGGGGCGATATTATCACAAGGATAAAACTGCCCATCTATGATAAGCCACAGCATTCAGCAGGATAGCAGATTTTGGCGTAGGCGATGAAGCGTTTGGTGTGTTCGGTGAAATTTTGGGCGGTCATGGGTTTTCCGTTAAAATCAGGTATCGCTGCTTAATTTGGGCTTAGCATTGCTTATTTGCAGTTTTTGTCCTGTTTAATAAAATTGGTTTAAAAAACCGCCTATCATTTGATAAGCGGTTCATTTTAAATATAAAAAAAGCCAAATAATCATAACAATTTCATACAAAACCGTAACAATTACTTGACTTTTAAAATAGGCTAGGATATAATACAAAACATCAAGCAAGGTCTGCTTGATTGGTAAGATGGTAGCCATCGTTACCATCACAACAAGGAGTAAGACGATGACCACACTATACAAAACAAAATCATCGCCTTGATTGTCCTGCTCTTGATAAGCATGCCGGCTTATTAAACAGGTAGCCCGAAAGTAGAGACAGCTACTGGGGGCAAGGCTAGGGGCTAACCCTAGCCACTCCTTACCCATCATCATAAGTCATTTTTTAAAAAAGGTCAAGTACCATGCCAAAAATCGTTGCAAGCCCCAAAACTCGTGTCCAAATTCAAAAAGAGAGCAATGAACGCCGTGGGGTAAAAAACAAAGCATTCACCCTAAAACTTGATGACATAGAACTCATCAAATCCTTATCCAAACGCCTAGGCATTCCCCAAAATCAGCTCATCATGGATGCTGTGCGTGCATACCAAAGACAGCTTGATTAGCCCAAATTGGCGATGGCACTGTTAAAGGCATTGCCGTACACCCCTGTGTGTGGGGGCTTGCTGTGAATGCCCATGTTTCAAGTCGTAAGCCATACGGCAGGTTGTTTTGAATATAGATGAGTGGATAGGTGTGCTTTGGAATGCCTAAGACAAGCTCAACACCGCCGCCATTTTCGCCCAGACTTCTTTCACCGATGCTGATATGGTGGGCATTTTTGTAACGCCCTTTACGCACAGGACTTAGGGCGATGACATTGTTATAGCAGTCAATGGCAAATTTGCGATAGACATCATCTAGCTTGTCAGCGACTTTATCCACAAATGAATTAGGCGGTGTCATCCACATGTAGCCCCCTTAATTGAATGGCATAGCTGATATTGGCAGGGTCTTTTTTAATGCTAAGCACACGCATACCATTGATGACATCATCAATCATGGGTGTGTCTGTCAGCTCACTTTGTAAGCAGGTGAGTTTGACATCTTTCATACTGACCGCTTGCCCATCTGCTTCATAAGCACTGTATGACCCAAATACCCCACGCCCTTTATAGGCTTCGGTTGGTGTGCCTGTGTCATTAATCGCCCAATCATCATGAGATAAGATGACACGCCTGCCTGTGAAGTCTTTGACAGCATCTTTTAAATCAGTATCAAAGGCTTGTTTTGTTTCTTGGGTAATTTCTTGTTTCATGCTACACCAAAACAAATCAAACTTTTTAAAAATAATGCTTGGCGATTAGGCAATAACTGCCTATAATACAACCATAGCCAAGCAACCATGCTTAGGCAAAAAAACCGCCTAAGGAGCGATGAAATGAATGCCCAAACCCTTAATAGAGAGCTTAAAATGGCAGAGCTTGAACGCATTAAGTCAGAAGCTGAAAAAAATGAGAGTTGAAACCGAGAAGCTAAGAGCTGAAACTTTCAAACTGCAAAAAGAAACCAAATACTATCTTGCCGTCTCCATTGTGATAGCCCTAATCGCCCTAATTGCTTCAATTCTAGCCCTATTAAAATGAAACCTGACATTAAAAGCCACAACCCAAATCCCATTTACATCAGAGCCTTGCTTAAAAAAGCAGGGCTGTCTCAGCGAAAAGCCGCCCATATGCTTGGCGTATCTGAACGCATGATGCGTTATTATTTGGTGCATACAGATGACCCAAATTACCGCCCCATGCCTTATGCTGTGCAATTTTGCCTTGAATGCTTAGCCAAAACTTAACCCCTTACCACAGATAAGCCAAATAACAGCGTTCACGCCCTTACCACAGACAAGCCAAATATTCCCAAAGGCTGTTGTAAATACGGCTCAATGAGTGCCAAAGCGATTTGCTCATTTTGGCTCATCGCCTGCCCTTGTTCGCCATCTGCATAGGTTTTTGAAACAGAAACATCGCCTGCTTTGGATGACTTTGAGATGACCTGACCTTCGGTGCGTGTGGCAAACAAATCCCCATCAAGCCACGCTTTGGCAATGTATCTGCCTGCCTGCTTTATCGGCTCTGGTATGGTTTTAAATGGTATTAACTTATGCTTATTTAGCCACGCATTGACGATGACCACGGTTTGTTCATCAGCATCATCAATCTTTGTTAAATCATCAAGTGTTATCATTGTTTAATCCCAATAAAAAACCCCACCTAAAACAGATGGGGCTTTTTTATGCTGTTTGGCTGTTATTCAACCTTAGCGGTCTCGCTCTTTGTGCCTGTTAAGGCTTCGGTAACCTGTGGGTCTTTGATGCCATAATCTGCCCCACTTTTGGCAGGGTCTGTTACCTGTGCGTTAGTCAGCGTGCTTTTGCTTTCATCAAAATACGCTCGCTCTGATGGATAGGTAAAATTAAAAGCAGGCTTAACTTTATCTTTGGGTAATGACATGAATCTCTCCTTATAGGTTGGTGATTAAAAAGCGGATGGGGGTAGCATCAGCATCAGCGTCCAATCGCCAGTTGGCGGCGGTGGTCAAATCCGTCCAGCTTGGTGATAGCGCTTCATTTTTCGTACCGCCTGTTAGCGTATTGGCGATGAAGCTAAACCCTTGGGGGTGGATGAGTATGTTACGGCGTGTCCATAGCGTGGTATGACCTGAGCCGTTGCCTGTGTTCGCTGTGCGTTCAAGCTCCAAATCATCAAGCCCTGCAACCATATCAGCAGCAAATGCCCCAGCCCCCAACAAATAAGAGACATATTTGGCGTTTTTACCTGTACCTATGACCGTGGCACGCTTTGACTGGATAAGCCTGCGACCGTTATACATATCAATGGGCTTTAAATCATCAGCGGTGGTTACTCTCTCAAGTAGTCGCTGTTTTCTCATCTTAGTTGCAATCAAAGGATGAACAATCATCAAGCCTGCCCCTTGGTGTATCTCATCTAGGCTACCCTCAGCATCAATAAACGCATGGACATCAAAGCCTGATGTATCATCAGCGGTTGCCTTTGATATGTCAGTAGATAACTTCTTACCATTAGATTGGTCATAATTTAACAGACCAAACAAGGTAGCAATGGCACGGTTTTCAGCTTGTGCAAGCCAATAGTCATCAATCATCTGTGCCATGAGTTTTAGCGGTGATTGACCCATCAAATAGCTTTCAAGACGGCTTTCAATGAAACCCTCATTTAACAGTGCCAAACGCCCTTTTGATTTACTGCCTTCGATTGAGCGTGGCATCGCAATATCTGTCATGATGGTGTTGGAATAGTTGGCTTCTAAATTGCCATCAATGGGGTGAATAAAAGGCACATCAAAGGTTAATGAACCGCTGTTTAGCAGGGGGCGTAAGCGTGCATCTGAGACAAATGCCCCTGATTGCCAAAACTTTGACCGCTGTAAGTTGTCTTTAACCTGATAAGACAAGGTGACATTTTTGTTAAAAATCTCTCTTAATTTTGCCATATTTACTCCAAAAATAATTGATTAAATAAAGCAGGGTTTGAGTTGGCAAGTGCTAATCGCTCTTGTTCACTGTAATCACCTGCTCGCTTAACTGATTGACCGTTTGAACCTGTACCGCTGGCTCGTGTGCCAATGATTAAGCTGTCGTATTTACCACAGTTTTGGATTTGTTTTGCCAAATCGTCAAGGGTCATGATAGATACAGCACCGCTGGTATCTAGCACACTGATTTGACCATCTTTGGCGGATAACCGCTTTTCAATGAGTATTTGTAAAATCTCTTGGTTGGCAGGGTTGTCGCTTAACTGACTTGATAACTTTTGGGCGTGTGATTTGACCAAATTCTCATCACGCTCTTTATCACGCTTAGCGATTTGCTCATTTAACTCTTGGATTTTGGCTTGGTACTGCTTCTCTAACGTCTCAAAATCCCCCTTTTTGCGTGCTGTCTCTTCGGCAAGTCGCTCTTTTTCAGCCTGCTCAGCCTTTCGCTGTTCGCTTTGTTGCTTTTTTCAGCCAAAAGGGTCTCGCTGTGTTTACGCAATCGTTCAACTTCTGCTTGTAGCTTGTTGTACTGCTCTTGGGTGATTTGGTTTTGCGTGTCATCACTTAAAACTGTGGTTGGTTTTTCGCTCATTGGTTACTACCTTTGATTTTGCTGTTACAAACAGCGGATGATAAAAAAGCACCCTACTGGATGCTTGCCTTTTTAAATGCTTTGGGTTCTAATGCTCTCATTTGTTCAAGCGTTAAGGGGGTGAAATGCTTATCAAGCTGTAACGCCCTAAACCGCTCTACCGTCATGCCACCATCACGAAATAACTTCGCTCGGGTTTTGCCCAATACTTCGTCTTGATACCTTGCAGGCTGGTCTTTTAGCCATTCATAATAAGTTTGGTTTTTAACCACTCCATCCATGCTTGCTCGTTGTTTTGGGGCGGTATAGCCATCATAAACAATCTCAAAACTTGAACGGCAGTTAAAATGATAGGGCGGATATCGTGCCTTATCCAAAGGCATAAACACCCCATCCAAGCCCCTACAAATGCCACTGGTTCGTAAATCTAAGGTTGCAATGACTTTAATGCCCTTGATGATATCAGCGTTATCAGCGATGACCGCCTGCTTGGCTTGGCTTGCCACAATGGCTGTGCCTGTATGGGCAATGGTTTTGGCGTGGCGTGTTGTGGTTTGTAAAATGCCATCTTGGTAGTTTCTAGCCCTAGACCCCCTTATCATTTGAACAAGTTTGGCACTTGGCAGACCGTCATGATGGGCAAGGCGGATGGCACTCGTGATTTTCTTGCATTCTGTCTGGCTGAACGCATCTAGTAGCTCATCTAGTGTTATGCCCATTTTACCATCTAGCTGTAATGGCTTTTTAAATATCTCATCGGCGTGCTTTTGTAATGCCTTTATGTCCTTTGGAGCGTCCACCTCATAGCGATGATTAAATAGCCCACGCCAATCGGTTTTTAGGTTTGTGATAAACTCCCCAAACAGGGTTTTTAATTGGCTGTCGGTTTTCTTTATCACAATATTTACTTCTTTTTGTGATAAATCGCCAATCTCTTTATTAAAAACCACCCTTTGCAAAAACGCCAAAATGTCTTTGATTATGACATTAAAATCATTCACCAATTTGGCTTTGAGACGTTCTAAATTGATTAGTTTCTTCATAGCCTAAATCGCTCTCAATCTCTGCTTTGGTAAGCTCATCATCTTCAATAAAGGCAATCTCATCATCTACCATTCTTGCCCGCATTTCACCCCAAGTGATTGCCCCTGCTTGCCATTCTGCGATGAGCTGTTGGCGTTCTTGTGGGGTCATCTTGGTGCTGTCAAACTTGGTATTAAGTGCCATCGTGCATTTATGATTAACACCCAAAAAGTCGGCACAATAATTAAGCACACGGCTATAAGCGTCCGATAGGTTATTGGCAAGCATGGCAAGTGCCGATGTCTCGTCTGCTTTCTCACTTTGGGCTTCGGTGGCAGTCTTGGTGCTACCGTTAGGCTCAATCAATCTTGCCCCCAATGCCACCATCTGCTCTTTTTTATTTTGCATGGCTTCATAAAGCCCACTGTTTGCATTAGATTGCAATAAAAACGCATTTGCCCCACTGCCTAAAATGTTCGCTGTTCTCGCTCCTAGACGGATGGGATTGCCTTGATTGACAATGTCGGTTACCCATTCTTTGGTAAGTCCTGTGATAAATAGGCTTGGTTGTCCTGAGATGAAATTACTCTCTTCATAATCAGCACTGTTACGATAATGGGCAAGGTTTAGCACTGCCAAATCATATAAAGGGGCGTCATCCATGGTTTTGTCATTATCATTTGACCCAAAAAAGGTAAATGGAATATCGGCAACGCTTAACACGCCTGTCCGCACTTCACGCCATACCCCGTCCTTTTGGTATAGGCTATGATGTACCACACCGTCAATCCAGCGATACACGATTAACTGCTCGCCATACTCTGCTTTAAAGCCGTCATCGGATTTGATGTAGCTTTCTTTTAGGACAAGCAAGGTCAGTTTGTTAGCGTTATTGATAGGCTCAACACGCCAGTTAATGATATGCTTTGGTTCAAAAAGCCTAATTTTTGGCACATAGTTATATTTTTTAACCTGTGCTTTGGTTGGCTTATATTCATCACTAGGCACATAAGGGTAATCGGCAAGCAATCCACCACGACCTTTTAAAAGCAACATCAAAAAGGCTTGGCGTGCTTGACCGACCAGCGATAGACTACCACCGTCCACATTGGTTTTAATGCGTTCTAGTTCTGGCGGTATGTCAAGCGTGGGGTATTTAGCAAACACCATCCCTGCCATGGCGTTGGTGGTTCGTTTGGTAACATTATAAAAAACGGCTCGTTTTTGATAATCCATGTATCGCTGTTTTTTAACTGCTTCACTCTCATCAATGGGACTGGGATTTGGCAGATAAATCTCGCCTTTTTTGACAATAGTATCTTGACTGTGATAACAATCTTCAATCATTGTCCATTTGGGTATTTGCTCTAAAAGCTCAGGCAGCATATAATCAGGGTTCATTAGTACATTCTCACTTTTAATTGTGTTGCATACTGCTGTTTTGTCTGATAAGTTGCAAAATAACGAAACGCATCAGCTCCATGGCTTGCCCAGTCGTGCAATGGTTTATCACGCCATACGCCCATTTTATCGTTCCATTCTTTGCGGTAACTTTCTAACGCTTTAATGCCTTGCTCGCATTTGATGGCATCAAAGGCACATTTGGGCAAGATTTGGCGTACTTTTTCAATGTCTTCATTGACATTGCTTGTTCTTGGGACAACATCAAAATTTAATCGGTATATCTGCCCATCAATCTCATAGCCATCTCGTGCAAGTTCTCGTAAAGTCTTAGCACGGTCAGCCCCAAGCTGTCTATTATCAATATCATGCGGTGCAACATGCTTGGCGTATTTGTAGCCCTTATCTTTTAGCACTTTGATATAATGATTTAATCTCTCGCCTGAATTTTCGTAATAATCAACAATGTGAAATTCATCACCTACTTGTCTGATAAACCAAATCGTCGTGCTGTCTGATACGCCCAAATCCCAATAAGTATCAATGGGCAAATGCTCATTATCAGGCAGTTTGTCAATGCGACTGTTAGCATATAAGTAGGCAAATTGCTTGGCATAATACGCACCTTCAATACTCTGCTCAAAGGCTTCTATTGGTAATGACGGTATTCTCGCTTCATGTCATCGCCCAGTGTGCGTTCTTTTGCTTGATACCATGCTTTTTGTTCATCGCTAAGCGATATGTCATACTTTGCTTTTAAGCTGTCAAAATACGTTTGTAATCGCTCGCTGATAGGCTCAGTGGTCATGGCGTACTCTTTGTTCTGCCACCATGCAAAAAAGAAAAACCGCCAGTCTTGGGCGGTTAGTTTCTTATCCATTAAAGACAGCTTTTGTGCAATTTGGCTAAATTCATAAAAATAACCATGTCTGCTCTCGGCGGTGCTTTCAAGTGTTACAATACCGCCCAATGAAACCGCTTCAAATGCCCCTGTAACAATCTCACGTGCCTTATCAGGGTATTTGGCACAGATTTTACCAGATTCTGAGACATGCTATCTTTGTAATGTGCCACCACGAAATGACGTACTTACCGTAATACTGCCACCGTTTTCAAATACCATCTCTTCTTTGGTTTCAATCTTAATGGGGTTGGCAAGCCTGACAAGTTCAGGCAGGTTGTCATAAGCGAATTTGACCTTTTCACGAAAAAGCCGTTTGGCATCGTGTAG